TTGGAGATTGTTGCGTGGACCTTCTCTTCTATGGACTTGCAAAAGCATCTTCCACAGAGCTTCTCACCCGAGTAGGGGCGCATATAGATGGCTTCTTTTCTATTGCATATGGTGCAGGTCGACATCTTGTTCTACGCGAAATAGAAGAGCGTGGTGACATTAAAAGACTCCCCGCAAATTCCCCCTCTTTTTTTCATCAGAGGCTAAGGATGTACATCGCATGATTCTTGAGGAGTGGTTCTGAAGAGTTGCCTCGCTCTCAGCGACCTGACAGAAAATTACACTCAGAGATGACACCTGTCACTCCAACCAAAAAAATGATGATTATCCAGCTTAAGCGTAACAATCCGCATCTGAATCTTAGAGAAATCGGCGATTTGGTACATGCAAATTATGGTTATGCCCGAAATGTCTGGGCTAAGTATGTCCGGAAAGAGGTGACAAAAAAGGGTAGCCTATCGCGTGGTGTTCCGTTCAGTGTGCATGGGTGGTTTTATCGGGATAAGCTGCGCGCCGTGTTGTTTATCTGATTCACAAGGGCGGGGATGTGTTTGTTTATCCGTTGTTTGATGGTTGGGACCGGGAGCTCAGGACGTGGCTTTGTACATGGTTGGACCCGGAGTTTGCAGCTATTCACTTAGAGACGTTGAAGGGGAATGTGTGTGGTCGCAAGAGTTATGCAGCTCATACGCCTGGTCAAATTCCGAAAGTCCGTTTTAACTTGAAGGGCATTGGCAGGTTCATTACGGATCCTACGCCGTGGCCGGACGGCACCACTGAGATTGAGGTGGACCCGTTTATTGCGAAGGAGCTGCAGGAACGGCTCGGTCAGATTGACAGGCAGATCCAGGGCGTCAATTACAGTGTCCTGGCGTTGGCTGATCAGATCAAGGGCCTCGTGGGCGAATTGCATGGGCTCGTGGAGTTGCTGAAGGGAGGACGCGTCCTCCCAGAGCGCCCTGAATTGTCAAACCAAGACAGGCTCGTGGTGTAGATTTTGGTAGTTCATTCGTATAAAAACCGCAATTTGAATGTTGAAATAATCTCTGCGTTTTCAAGGTCTTTTCTGAAAAGAAGCTCAAAACAAGCGTGTCAATCGTTGGCATTTTTCGAAAGCATTTCGCATAGATTAACTGCCGTCTTAGTGTGCATGTTTGAATGTTGTCTGTGGCGTGGAGTTGACAGCTTTTAATGACTGTTGCTGCGGAGACCATGGAAAAGCCTCGGAAAAAGCGTAAAATTTGGATGAAGAAGGGCAGCTACAAGTATCTGCTGCAGCTCTTACATGGTATTAGACATGAGATCCGGGAGCTCCGCAGGACGCAGCGTTACATGATCCAGGGTCTCGAACACACGTTTCTCTTCGACGACGACTACATCAAAACCATTGCCTGCAAAGACGAAATCGACCAGGAAATCCTCGATGAGCTCTATATGGCGGGTCCTCAGGGAAAGCTGCCGCGCGACATCGCCTTCGAACTCTCAGAGTACAAGATCAATCCCTGGAACGTCACCCAGCGTATCCGCCGCATGAACAAACGACTAGACCGCCACATTGCCAAGGAGCTGGCAGAGAAACGAGGGCTAAAATGGGCCTTAACCAACTGGGCTCATGATAACCGCGGCTCAACTAAAGAAGAACCCACTAGATAGGGGCTATAACGCGCGCGCCAATTTGCACATAAAAATTTAACTCTACTACAGCAGACATTAAATATTGGGAAATATCTAAAATGCCACTTAAGCCGACTTTCGAGAACGGTTTCTTCTGGAATAATTATACGTCGATTGAGTCAGATTTTCTCAGATTTCTAGAATTTGCTCCTTACTGCCCATCAAACAAGAAAATCTATTCACCGAAACTCACTGGCTTGTTGCTTCAGATTGGGGGGTATGTCGATTCTGCTTTTAAAGAGATGGCAAAATACTTTCGTCCGAGAGCTTATGAAAAGAGACGAAGCGCGCCAGCCAAAAGGGTTCGTGCCATTGCAGATATTGTTGACGCTTTTTGCGTATATGAAACTGTTTACAACCTATCTTCAAACAATGGTGGCAAGTTGATAGCTAAACTTGAGTTGGTTGGCGACAAGGAATTACATCCATTTGCAAGTTTTTCTTTAAATTACCAGCGACCACAATGGTGGGACGCCTACAACAAAGTAAAACATGAATATTCACTTCATCATAGAAAAGCTAGCATCGATAATGTACTTGATGGATTGGCTGGTGCTTTTCTGCTGAATGTAGTTCATTATCCAAGCATTAAGCTTCTGTGGCAACTAGGCAATCTCACAATAGGGATTAAGGTGCAAAAAGGATTTGCAGAGCTTTCTCTTACTGAAGAACAATTCGCCGCTTATATATCGCAAGCAATGTCAAAATTTGAACCCCCGAATGTTGGAATAAGAGTAGAAACTCCGCTTCTTCTTTATGTGCGAAAGTAGCATATGCAATAGGCAACTTCACCACACACTTACATCTGTTTGCTAGGCGTAATACAAATGGAGGTATGGGATAAACGTGATTCGATCGATAATAATGCACGCCTATAACTAGACTAATCTTCAATTACCTTTGGAAATGATGGCAGCTTTCTAACACCGAGATAGTGCCTGATTATGAACCAAAAGTGTCTTTTTGGGAAACATTCTCTGACGGCTTCGTAACACCATTTCCCTTTCTTTGTAAGAGAGTATTCTCTCTCGTATACTCCCTTTTTGGAGTGAATGATACTTCTTGTTACTAATTTTGAGAGATAATCTATTATTTGTGTTGAACTTAGTTTGATACGTCTCTTTTGCGTTCGTTCCACTATCCTAGATTGGATCAGCGGTTTCTTTCCCAAGACAGAGATTAGTTCTACATTGATCAGATGGTTTGTGCCTCTGGTTGTTTTTTTGAGCAAATTGCTTATTTCCTTTGGTGCCTGTGGTATCACAACTCTATCTAAAGTATCCAGGTCTGAATAGGGAACTTTCAGAGATAGGAGAAGTATGTAAATCACAAGGGTGTAGAGAATAATCGGAATAACTGTCGTGGGCGGTAGTACGAAGATTCTGAACAAAGGAAGTAGACGAAAGGAGACAAGAGCAAATATTGCAACAAGACTCGGAGCTAACGAAAGCCACAGGATTCCCTTGAAAAGTAGCGCTCGGTCTCCCACGTTTTCAACTCCTATGGTAGTTGAACAGTAAGGTCGAGATTTTTATTGTAGAATTGTTCATTGTCCATGAAGAAGATAACAGTAATTCTATAGGAGAGTTTTGAAATCCCCGGTTCTAACGTGGGTCTAACATTAATTAGCTGAGTATGAGTAGCCTTGGCGTTAAGAGTCTCTTCATAATACCATATGTCATCTTCCCTCGGAAGTTCCCCGGAACCGAGTAGGAACCTCATCAGATGATGAGAGGAAAATTCAATCCTTATCAAATGTGCATTTTCATCATCATCACTTTTCAAAGTAATGGTGATCGATGTCTGTCCACCGCTATTCACTGTATCAGAGGTCAATGTGCAATCGGTGACTTCGACTACGGAGCGAGGATTTAAGAATATATTAGATATTGCAGAGAGGACAACTACAAATATTAGCGCAAATGCCAACATCGTGAAGAGACTTCCATATTTTGAAGACATTTCCATCATCTTTTTTGTGATATACAACCAAAGAACACACATATAAGTTGCTTCGATTAGAACAAGATATCAACAACTTTGAAAGTTGCAGGAATAAGATTTGAACAAGTTTAGAAGTTTGAAAAAGTATCGTCGACTAATAGAACATATTTCCGTAACGCTTAAATATCTCTGAAATTCACATTTGGGATTCACAAGAAAGAAAAGCCGAAAAGGGAAGAAACTTTTTAAGGGAAGATACGTATGTAATAAACGTATGTAATCTGAAAACGTAATACACCCAACAGCAGATCGTTTTTGGATGAACACTGGGTAGCAAAGCATAAAAAAGGATGCTTCAGATTACTCTTGTGGACGTTTCCTAGATGGAAGATGTTGTAATCGACCCTCGTGTCTTCGCCAAATCGAAGGTTCATCCGACGATCATTGAGCAAATTCGTAGAGAAATGATGAAAAATCCCGGTCCCAACCGACCTCCTCCACCCCGTAAGAAAAAATGGCAGGAGATCCCTGTCGTGGAAGGCGCGCGTTGGGCCGCAAACTGTCGCCGGGAGAATGGTAAAGTCGTGATAATAGGGATACGCAAAGCGAAAATGCATAAAATTAGGGTGAAAAGTAGAAAAGAAAGAAAGAAATATGGACTGTAAGAAGGTGAGAAAAGTGGAAAGCATATGGATCGAAACTACAATTGAGATGGAGTCGGTCAATTGGCGAGGGAGGACTATTCATCTGAGGAATGTCCCTGCAATTAGGAACACAAAGACTGGGAATGTTCGAGTGTATCCTTCGGAAGTAGCTAAAGCGGAAGTTAGGATGCTGGCAGAAGAATACGATCTAGAACCTAGAGATGTCTGTCTCTTGTTGATGCTTCTCGCAAAACCTGGCCCATTTAAGAAAGGGTATGTGCAATTCAAATATCAGATTAACAAGATGCTTTTCTATCAATGGAAAGAAATGGAAAAGCAAGGATTGGGAGATACTTTCCCCCACGATGAGTTTGAAGCGGCACCTCGTGGCCCCATTCCCAAGAACTTGGATGCCGACTTGAAGCGACTGGAAAAGAAGAGTATCGTTTCACTCTCTTATAAGAAGTGGGGAAAGGGTCCCAAGGAAGCTTCGGTGACTACGACACTAACGTCATTTGGTGTCAAAGTCGCAACGAAACTCGTACGTGAAGTTCCTAAACCCCTGAAGGAAGTCACCGTGGTAGTTAAGGAACAATTGTTCCCATTGGATCCTATGACAATTCGGGAGAAAGTACACCAAGACTTTCCGAAATACCAAAAGATCTATGTAGAGTTGGATAGAGACTAGCCACCTTTAGTCCCCCCTTTTTTATCGAGTTTCTAATTTCGAAGACGCTGTCACTTGGCGTCTGATGAGTATTCTCAGGAAGTATTCTGTCTATATGCTTATGCCAGTTGTTGCCAACCGAGTTTCGAATATTCTCTGCACGCGCATATTGTCTCTTGTGATGCGTAAAGCATATTAACTATTATAAGTATTTTTTTAGTGGTTAGACCGGGAAAGTAGCTTCAGCAACCAACCGGGCTGCAAAATCCGGTCTAACCTGTCTGATGCTATTTTTCCGGTCAGGACCTAAACTTGACAGGTCTGGTCCAGATCGTTGCCTTATCCGAATGAGCATGCTTGTCGTTTGCGAGACCCGGCAGAGTTAGAGATAGTGGGCAGTGACGAACGAGAGCACAACGATAAAACATACCGGGTCATTTTTGGGAAGCCCAAGGATGGAGACGGTTCGGTTGAGCAGGCCTATCGATATCCCAAGGATGCTTGGAGTGAAGAGGCAGCACGTAATCACTGCAAAGAGCATGATGGATCCTTTGAGGCTGCGGAGAAGACCGAGAGTTTCCATTTGCATGTTCTAACAGAGAAAGCGGACCCTAACGCCAAGATTTTCCCGTGGAGCATGCCAGCTCGCTATTACATGAAGCCTGGCCGTGTGGTTATCTTTGGTAGTGCTGTTGTTGCCGGCCAAACGAGGAAGGGCGATATCTACACGCGAGATGAGGTGATTCGTGGCGCGCGCAGTTTAATCGGTGGACCGATCGAGCTTTTCGAGCACAGCTGGGATGTTGGAGAGCCCCGCTGGCTGCCTTATCCTGAAAACATCGTTTTAGATGCGGAAGAAGTTGAAACCCGTCTCGAATACGTAGCTGGTGTTGAAGAGCCCAAAGTCCAGGAGATCATACAAAAGGGCGACATCAACCGTGTCAGCGTCAACGTGATCTGTCGCCATGTTCCAGCGTCTAATCCTGGTCTCTGTGAGGGCATGATCCTAAACGGCTTCTGTTTGCTGCACAAGACGGGCATCCCATCCAGCCCAGGGACCTACGTCAAGATTTGGAACAGTTATCGAACTCGTCACCTAGAGAGCGAGGGATCTCCCTCCTCTTCAGAAAGGGATGGAGCTAACCAAATGTCAGAAAAAGAGAAGACTGAGCAGGTCCCGGAGCCAACAGCCACGGCTCCCGTCGCTGGAGTCGCAATGCCCAGCGTCGAAGACCGCGTCACAGCCCTAGAACAAGGCATGGCAGAACTGCGCCAGATTGTTACTACGAGCATCACGGAGCTCAACGCCAAACTCGACACCCTCATTCAGACTAAACCCACGACTCCACCAGCTCCTACGCAGCCCCCAGCTGCCACACTCCCGCCTCCCAGTGTTGCAACTCAGCAAGTCAAGAAGACCGAACAAGACCCTGGAGAATCTCCGCCTGAAGAGCCGCCCGAGAAACCACCGAAGGAAGGCACGCCTAAGACTGACCGGGAACGCTTCATAGATCATTTTGGCCTCACTGAAGAGCAGATGGACCAGCTTCTCGCGTGGATAGGCGAAGACGTCTACAAGCTGTTGCCCGAGCGCGGCCAGAAAACCAAGACCGAGCAGATGACAGCTGAGGAGATAAAGGCGCGCATCGGCGACCTAAGCAAACAACGGCAAGACTTGGAGAATCAGCTTTGGCCCACACCAGAACCGCCGGAACCATTATCAGACGAACAAGCAGACAAGATCACTCAGGGAGAATCGAAGACTGAGCGTGTAATCGCAGCTGTCAAACCTGTTGAATCAACAGAGTCACCAATCATTCTGACCGAGAAAGAGATCTACGACGTCCTGAAGGACAAACGCAGATTCACACCAGCCCTCCAGGTAAACGGAATCCTGGATCTGCTTGAGCAGAAACATAAGGAGGCGGAAGCATGATGCGCATCGATGAGCTCTTAGCCGAGATCAAGCGAGTCCGGGCTGAGATGCAGAGCCGCGGTCTATTGAGCGATCCTGGACGACTGGACAGCAGACTCATGAAGCTGTTGGATGAGCTCGCGTTCATTGTTAAGGGTCAGTTCAAAGAGATCAACAAGCTCAAACGGAACCTCCGGAAGGTCACAAAATTAGCTGAGCAAAGAAGCGAAGCTATGAAAACTCCTGCGGAGAAGCCAGCCAAACCCGAGGAAGCACCACAGGAGCAGCGTTAGAAGGGAGCGCGCCCTTGTCCCAGGACCTGGTTTTTCTCTGCCCAACCTGCGAACTGCAGATGCCGTACATTCCACGTCCAGGCGGCAAGAAGCAGTGTCCTCGCTGCGGGGATCCTCTCAGTGTTGTCGGCACCGTTTTTGTTCCGACGTCGGAATCCGTCAAGGCTGCGGAGGAGCTGGAGTCCTTACTTGAAGAGTTTACGTCACACTCACACGTTGAGAGATTGAGGGCGACCGCTGCTCAGTGCGGAAGTAAATCGGAATGAAAAGGTGATGGTTATTGAGTGAAAGTTTACCTAGCATTGTGGAAGGTCCAATCGGAACTGACGCTGTTGTCGTCTCTGCCAAGGCAGTGACAGTGGGTCCAACTGCAACTGATCCTGTTACGGTAACGACTACAACGACTCCGGATGATCCGAAAGTCTTCGGGGTGGTTGTGGGACCTAAGCTTGCCAGTGGCAAAGCTGCTGATGCTGCGGGAGACAAGGTTAACGTCGTCAAAGCTGGTCAAGCGAAACTGAAGGTCAATGGAAACAGTGTAAACATAGCGATCAGTGACGCCCTGGTAACTACGAACGTCGCGGGAAGAGCTGTCAAACTCGATATAACAGGCACAATTAACGCAGCTCTACTTCAGAAAATGCTTGCAGCGTTTGCCAAGGCCTTGTTAGCGAGCACCGCTGACGCCGACATCATCGCAGTGGAAGTCTATCAGTCGCGTGGCACTGCGAAGACCTCGTAGGTGATCAGGTATGCCAACTATAGTTGATAAGTCATGCTTGTTCAATCCTGAGACTGAAGCTGAGATGGCGAAGCTGACTGAGAAGGTGGAGCACTTTGATGCGTGGGACTTTGGAGCCTTGGTGGATCCTATCGTGGGTCCTCCTGCGGGGACTCATCCAAGATTTCTGGGGCGCCTACCGAATTCTGAGATCAGGTGTCCGCTGGATCTCTGGAAGGTCCGCATGACCGAGATTGTGAACGTCGATGCTGCTCTGGCGCAGCAGAAGGTCCTCGCCGACGTGCTTCATGGAGCTGAACACAACAAGCAATGGAAGGACTGGGTCAAGCTGGCCGAAATGGATGTGCCTATAGTGCCGGTTCCCACAATCACTGAAGATGACTTCATGGTGTTTCACGGAACGGCAGGCTCAAAGAAACGTTATGCAGGTGGAAAATTCGGCTCTGTCAAACTCGACTGCAGCGAAGACCGAGGCCTACACACGCTGGTCTTGGGCATCAAGAAAACATGGATCAAAGACAACAACTGGAATGCCGTCCAGGAGGCCACCACTGTCGCCGGAGCCGCCATGTACAAGCACGTCGCATCTGAGGTCTGCACTGAACTGGCCAGCGATGCCTACGGGACACAAACCTTCGACACCGACCTCTACAAGACCATTGTGAAGGCCATCGGCACCAACCGAGCTGCAGGCTTCAACCCAGACATTGTGCTGCTAAATCCTACCGAGGAAACCTCTCTGATGGTCCTTGACAAATTCGTAGACATCAATATGCTTGGTAGAGTCGGTAGACTCGCTGAGCAAGGTGTCATCGGCAACTTCTATGGCACTATTCCCTGCTTCAGCACCAGCGTCTGCGGAAACAATCCCTTGGTCTTCACACGGATAAAAGGCGAAGTCTTCGGGCTTCGACAAGACATCCAGATCGAGGAATACGATGATCCGATTGAGGGCCTTGAAGGTGCAGTTCTCACAATGCGTTTCGTCATGGAATTGGCCTTTGCAAAAGCCATTCGTAAGTGCGCCACCAGCTAGTTACCCCTGAGGTAACATCAACGCTCAACATCCCACCCATTTTTTTGGGATTTATCAGATTCAAAACGTGAAGTAGATGGATAAATTCGAAGAAAAGCTCAAACTTGCGAAAGTCATACTCACCGAGCTTGAGAGGGGACCCGTTCGCAGAGTGAATCTTCTCAAGCGGGTCATTCAAAGTTGTGGCAGTCCAGCCCGGTTTGACAGCACGTTCAACTGGCTGAAGAAGACCAAGCGGATTCGGAAAGCTGGACTTGATCACACGGATCCTTACCAGATTACTTGGAAAGGCCAGCAGTTTTTGGCTGGGTTGGTCGCTGAGGGTGAACGATGAGTTCTGTCCTTAAACGTATGTCGGCAGCCTTTAGCGTGCTGAGGGGTGGAACCTATGCCATTGCTCTAAAGCCTACCAGAGTGGGTCAAGGAGAGAAGCCGAAGCCAGTCAGCTTTGAAAAACAGATCAACGCTTACTTCAAAGATGTGGCCCTCCGAGACTTCATTGACGTCTTATCCATGCAAGCAGTTGGGATGGGCTTCTACACCAGCTGTGCGGCAGAAGAGAAATATGAGCATGCAGGGGACGCGAAAAAGATCGTTGACGACTTCAACTTAACTAACAACATTGATACAATGCTCCAGGTGACGGCCAGGGAAATAGTGGACGCTGGCAATGGAATCTGGCAGCTCTTCACGCCCGACAAGGTCAAACAAGTCATGCGAGTCCCTATCCTCACATTCGACGAGGTCTTCACAAATGAGTATCTACGCTTCGAAGAAACCGACTACACCAAAAGCAAGAAGCTGAAGCTGGGCTATAAGCAGACCTCAACATATGGCGGCAAACTGATTCCGCCTGAAAACCTGCTGCATTTCCGCTGGAATCCTATCGATGCCAGTGGCTGGGGCTGCGGAATAGTCCGTGTACTCCTAGAAAAATACAGCTGGCAGGAACTCAACGAGTACACGAAAAAGTATGAGACACGAACTCGTCCCAGCTTCCTGGAAATCAAAGCCAAACTGGATCTGGATCTCATCGAGATTTTCGAGAAGTTTGCGGGTCCGATTGAGGTCTGGATTGCTGAGAACAAAAAACTAGCTAAATCTATCGAAGCTGAATTACAAGCCTCACCGAAGTATGGGGGTCGCATCGTCACCGGCGGTGGAAAAGTTGACATCAAGAGTCCGCCCATGGAGCCTCGGGCGCGTTTTGAAGCGTTTGTAGACTATTTGTGGAATCAGTTTTGCCTTGGCGGGCAGACTCCGCTTCCGAAGCTCTTCACGACGCCTGGCTTTACCGAGGCCAGCGCAACAGCGGCTATTGACATCGCAGATCGCCTGATCTACCCCATTCAGCGGTTCATCAAGCGGGACCTGGAGATGTTGTGGCGGAAAGTCATTGTGTCGAAGGACTCAAGCTTGAACCCTGTGAAGGCCGCTGTGAGACTGAATTGGGGTCCTCCTGCCGAACCGGATATCGAGCAGCTTGTGGCCCTCGCACCGCAACTGGTTAAGTTGGTTGAACTGAAAGTTGTCAAGCCACTCGAGATGCGGGCTATTCTGCGCGATCTGTTCAATCTGGAAATGATTGAGAAAGGTGAGACGGAGCTGGTTGAGTCGTGAAGGAGTTGTCTGGCATCATGCTCATCTTAGAAAACGATGAAGAGGGCGGTAGTGGGTGGGAGAGGAGGTGAGAAGCCAGTTATGAAAGTTAGTTTCATGTCGCGACTGACACTGGGTATAGTCGTCGGATTAATCCTGTTTGGCGTAACCATGACATTTGGTACAGGCTTAACCACCGCGGTGAATAACATCGCATTATTCTATAGCAGTGAGGATGCAGTGGCTCCGTTTCCACAGCCTTGGTGGGAACTGCTACTAAGTTTTTCAGTAGGATTTATTCCGGTGGCTATTGTGGTCTGGGAACATCGAAACGGTGAAGAATCTATCAGCTTGATGGAGCGCTTGACGCTTGGCATACTGGTTGCGGTGATCCTGTTCGGAGTGGTATTTACGTTCGTCACAGGCATGACTATTGCAGTGAATGGAATCGCAACATACTATGGGGCGACGGCACCATTCCCGCAGCCATTCTGGGAGCTATTAATTAGCTTTGCAGTGGCATTTATTCCGATTGGCATAGAAATCTGGAAGCATCAACGTGCGACATTAGCCACCTCAGAGTAGCCAGCAACATAGGATAAACCATCTTGAATAGCCGCTGAAAGAGGCGGCGCAAACATCTCCTTTTTTACATGCGTGTTTCTCGCTTGCTTCTTCTCATCGAGTAATGAACGATAGAAAAAAGAACCAAGAAAACTGCTAGTGTCAAGTAGCCGAAGAGGCTATCCCATGATTCCCATACGACGCTAATGATATGAGGATTTGAACGAAAGAGGAGCCAAGCAACATCGTTAGCCGCGTTCAAAAGCCACGATATGAGCATGTACATTCCATAAGCCGACATCGCTGCATATACAAGCGAGTCTGCAAAGGTCATTTTCCACCTACGTTTTCTCCTAAGTACAAGATAAGATGCGAATAAAAACCATGAAAAGATAACTATTCCAAAATTATAAAGATTGACTAGCAGAAGACCCAGTTCGAGTCCATATTTTGATACGTAATCACGTACAATGGGATTTGTTTCCTGCAGCCCCAGCTCCGGATGTGACAGCACATAAGCAGTGGCGAAAGCAGCTACAAGAAGAAAACAGAATGCTACGCTATAGATGACTACAAGAAATCGCAACCAACTATTTTCACTGTACATCTGTGCTTTTCAACAAGAATAGAAGTTTCTTTCATAAATATTTGGAGATTCTGTTAAGTCTTTCAACCTAATTAATGTGCTAGACTATGTTGTTTTCAGAATCTCCTCAACCGTCTTTAGTTTGATTTCAAGCCTACTCATTTCATTTAGTAGTTTGACTCTTGCGACTTCATCATATGCGTCTCTGGTGAAGCTAAACGCAACGATAACACCTTTTTTCTTTCCATATCTTCTGATTGCAGTTTCAAATTTGTCAATAACGTTACGACCGACCTTCTCGGATTGTTTCACCTGAGTAGGAACATCAAGCTCAACCCAACCATCAATACCCATATCGCCAACTTTTCTGGGATTAACCCGACCGTGAAGTTTTTCAAAAACCCAATTTTGAAACTCAAAAGGTTGTAAAGCCTTTAATTCCTCGACAGTTCTAGGTAACCCGATTGTTTTCACCTGAGCAAGTCCAATATTTCTCATTCTCTTTGCCATAAGCTTGCAAGCTGTTGGCGAAACGTCAATACCTATCCACCTTCTCCCTAGCTTGTGAGCCACAGCAATTGTTGTTCCACAGCCACAAAATGGGTCAAGAACAATATCCATGGAGTTTGATGAGGCGTTGATAATTCGTTCCAAAAGTGCCTCTGGTTTCTGCGTTGGGTAACCTAACCGTTCTTTTGCAGAAGGAGCGATAATGGAGATTTCCCAAACATCGGGCATAAGCACACCTTTCGATTTTTCTTTCAGCTCTATGGTAGGTTTTCGCTTTCCCTTTTTATCAAAAGTCACTCGTTGCTTCTGTTTACCCCATCGTTTCAATGTCTCTGGGGTCGGCTCAACATATTGAGGGTTGAAAGTGTGGATTCCTTCGCTAGATTTGGTGTAGAAGTAGATGTTGTCGTGATTTCGCTGAAATTGTTCACGACCTGCAGGCCATCGGCGGTAGTACCAGATAATTTCGTTTCTGAAGTTATCTTCTCCGAAGATTCCATCCATCAATTCTCTCAATCTATGAGAGGCATGATAGTCACAGTGAAGATAGATAGACCCTGTTTCCTTCAGTACCCTACGACACTCGGCAATCTTAGGTTTCATCCATGCGATGTAATTGTTTATGCCGCCTTTCCATCGATCCTCAAAGGCACGAAGCTCATAACCATCGCCCCAAAGAATTTCATATTGCCTATTTGAGAAGAAGGGTGGATCGGCATAAATCAAATCAATAGAATTGTCTGGGATGTGTCTGCGCAGAACCTCGGTATTATCGCCACAGTAGATGACGTTGGTTTCCATAACTAATTATAGGGTATCCATGTTTAAAAGACTTGCAAGACTATGTTTGATTAGGTATCTTGTGTTTTTTCTCATTCTCGTTGCGAGGTTATGCCTTTTTCATCTAACAATAAAACACATGCATGCGCGATGTTTATGTTGATATGCTAGATTCCAGCGTATTTTTACTAAAGGATCTTTTCTAGCTTATCTTTTTCCGCCAAATTCCTTATTTAGGCTTCTTTGCAGAAATTATACGTACTTTAGCGGGGCCAGACCGTTTGGTAACTGTCACGCCAGATCTTGTGCGGGATCGAGTTAAGCTCTCCTCGACGGATATTGAGGATGCAAAGGTAACGGATTTCATCAAGGATGCTGAAGCTGCGATTGAGGAAGAGACCGGCGTCAGTATCGACTATACGGATTGCTCGCAGGCCGAGGCAGCTGCTATCAAAAACCTGGCTGCCATCTATTGCTTGGTTTATATCAGCGGTGGAGCCGCTTCTGGCTTAAGCTATAGCATCGGATCCCTCAGAGTCGCTGAATCAGGACCTTCGCTGGGCGGAAAGGCGGAGACGCTCTATCGCGAGCTCGAGAGGATCCTGAGCAAGTTACGGCAGCCATATGTCGGGAGGGCGTAACATGGGTTATTTTCCCCAGATTCTGAACCAGGAAGGCGTGATGGTTACCTGGAAGAAAAGACAGGAAGGCGCCGCAGATCCTGATACCGGTGACTTGGCTATAACATGGACAACGGAGGACATTACAGCCATTGTGCAGCCAGCTCGAGTGGAGGAAATAGTCTTTGAACCGGGTTATTCTGTGGCTGATTACATCCGTCTTTTTGTAACTGCAGACATTCAGCAGAAGGATCGGCTCGTTTGGCAGGGGGTCGAGTGGGAGATTCTGCCTCCAGAACCATTCTTTTTCCGTGGCAATTTGGAGTATCGCACCGCTCTGTGCAGACGGGTGATAACGTGAACGTAGAAGACCCGAAAACTACGCTTCTCAAATTGATCAAAGACAACATCTCTCTCACAAAAGACGATAACACCACACCTGCGACTTGCCATGTCAGTCAAGAAGGGTTCAACGCGGAAGCCTTCAAAAATTATGATACGCAGGTCACGATTGATCTGGACCCAGGTCGGAGTAAGGTTCGACAGTTGGCTATTGGCGCCAGCAAGGTTCTGTATCTGGATGTTTATCGGGTCACCGGCTGGGCTATCGACAAGACGGGCATAACTGGGAAGAAGATGCGGTGGAAACTCCGCCGACAAATAGAGACCATCATCAGGTCCAACTGTAAATCTCCCGGCGGCAATCTGGACTATGCAGATTTGCTTGCGCCCGCTGAAAGTGACGATCCCAAGTTCAAGCCGCCTTGGTGGGCGATCACTTGGTTTGTGGTTACGCATCGTTTTGGAGGAACATCATGAAATGATTGGAGCTGAGAAAACGTGAGTTGGCCATATGGCGCCCATGAAGCAGAAGTCTACTACATCGAAGAGACAAACTACGGTGAGACCCCAGCTTCACCAGATATGATAGGATTAGGGACCGTTGAAAACGTAGACCCCGGGCTTGACCCAAGCAACATCAAAGTACGAGGAATAGGATCCAGAGACCTACAGCTCATCAGAAAAGGCCTCAGAAAGGTCGCTCTAAAAATCGACTACTATCCACCAAACGTAGGCTTCCTGGACTATGTTACCTCGTTGGACTCGCTCAGCGTGGAAGCTTTCTACGAGAAGGGAACTAGCGTCATCAGCCTCTTGCACAAAGGCTGCCGGATGGATAAAATAACCGTGGAGTTGTCTGTGGAGAGCATCATCCTCAAAGCAACAGCTGAACTAATTGGCCAGGACCTTGCTGTTGGAACCGCAAAGGTAGGGTCCTCCTATGACGGTCCGTCTGGAGTGGTGGGCGTCGACGAAAGCTATGTGAAAAAGGGCGGCGCCACCTTGGAGCGTGCCTCGGATTTCAAATTTGTCATCGCTAACAACCTGAAACGGGTCCCGGTCATCAGAAGCACGAATGGGCATCTGTTGAAGTATCTGACGGAGAGACATCGTAACCTCTCTGGTGAAGTCATCTTCGAATTCGAAACTAAGGATGAGTTTGACGATGTGATCAACGACACCCAGTTCAACCTTGAATTCGGCTTGGGAGGCACCCACAAAGTAACGTTCAGCAACTGCAAGTGGGACCAAGTCAACACGCCGACACGTATCGAGGACCTGATAGCGTTGAAGGCGCCGTTCACAGCGAAGAGTGTGACCATCCTCTGAGGTTATTGAAATGAAACATACATCTGCCCAGATCATCGTGGTCGTGGCTGCCCTGGCCTTCCTCGCGGGTTCCGTCTTGACTTTCGCGGTTATGCAGTGGACGCGGCGCATCCCAGCTTCAGCTACTGTGAAGACCATCGGGATCGGCGTCTACACGGACCCGGATTGCACAGTCCCAGTGACCGAGATCGCGTGGGGTATGGTCGAGCCCGGGGAAGAGAAGAACGTCTCGGTCTACATCAAGAATGATAGCAACGTGCCCGTCACGCTGACAATGCATACGGAGGATTGGAGCCCTGCCATTGCTTCCTCGTTCATACATTTCTCGTGGGACTATGATGGCGAAGAAATCCCGCTAGACGGTTCGAAGCCGGTAGTCTTCGTGCTCACGGTTGACACGGACATATCGGGTGTTGAGAGCTTCGCCTTCACCATCGTGATCATAGGAAGTGGTTGAGATGATGAGTAGGTCCACACTTGAACGGAAATGGAGGAAGCTGGGGAAGCGCATCTGCGATAGAATACTCAGCCTTCCGGAACCTATGCAGGAGATCCTGTTAGCGGACGTTCAGACCGCGATTGAGAACCGCCTCAAGGTTATGGAGAGGATTCAAAGTGCAGAGAGAAGAACTTAAAGTGGATGATCGATTCGGCAGGGAGTACGCAGGGCAATATTTGTTTGAAGAGATTACCTGGGCCAAGCGTTCTAGAATCATCCAGAAACATACGAAATATCATCCTGTGACCGGGCGGGTGATCCGCAGCGACTACGTTGCCATTCAAGCTGAGACAATCATCGCAGCATTGAAAGAGCAGCCAGAAAAGAAGCCGATAACTCTTGAGAAGCTTCTAAACGAAGACGACGGAGTCCCGGTGGCTCTCGGTGAACTGCTCAGTAAGGCGGCAAACCGTGTCTGTGGTCTGACAAGAGAAGAGCGAAAAAACTCATCCGGGCGATGAAGCGTGAAACTCCCCATCCAGCTGTCACCAGATTCCGCTTGTGCAAGGAGTTTGGCTGGACCCTGGATGAGCTTGAGCGTCAGCCCGCTAAGGCCATTGAAGAATTTCTGGTGATCATCGATGAGATTGATCGCCAAACCATGGAGGAGGTAGAGAAGGCTCGGCACCAGAGCCCACATCGAGCCAAGATCTAAAGAGGGAAACTGGATGCCATTTGCAGAATTGAATGTTGCGATCAATGGATTACGCGAGCTCCAGGCAAGACTGAGACATCTAGACGTTGCTATGAACGAGAAGGTTCACTATGCCTTGGCCTTCGAAGGAGAGGCGATTAAGACGGTCGCGGAGTATCTCTGTCCCGTTCGCACAGGCTATCTGCGAAGCACAATATACGCTTTGATAGAAGGGTGGATCCTGAAACTCGGTGCTTCCGCTCACTACGCTCGCTATGTGGAGTTTGGCACCCGTTTCATGAGGGCTGTCCGATTCCTCAGTCGAGCGGTAGAATTGCGGCTGCAGAGCCTGGTGAATGCTGTCAATCGAGCTATTGATCAGGCCGTAAGGGAGGCTTCTCATTGAGTTTTCAAGAAGTCGCCATAACTGTGGCCTGCTACAATGAGGCAAGCGAAGAGTTCTACAGGATAAGTAGCGACGCTGCTAGAATGGGCACGAATGTCAAGGCTTCTGCGGAATCCATGTCTGGCAGCTTCAAAGAGGTATCCCGAGACCTCACAACATTGGGCACCGGAGTTTCTGCGATCGCTCGTCTTGGCGAACAATTTGGCATCCTAGATGAGGCCTCAGCCAGTGCTATGCGGACGATGGGTATGTCCATCACTGCGATAAGCGCTGTCATTCGTGTAATCGACATTCTCCGATCAAGTGAGATAGTGGCAACCGCAGTTACGTGGGCCTATAACGCTTCGCTCGCTGCCAAAATCACTTTGTTGACGTTTGGTGCTGGCGCAATAATTGTGGCAGCCGCAGCTATGGCCGCCTTGGCCATGCAGACTCGTGCTGCAACCTCAGCTGTTAAGGAGTATAATGCAGCGGCAGCCGAGAGCCCACGCTATACTCGTAGTATCAGACGTGCAGGCGAGGAACGAGATCTTTTGAGACGTGGTATTGAATGAGTGTGGCCCTTCCTGTTGTCGAAGCCGTTTTTGGGTCGGTTACGCCGCCTCTAGGTGACCTTCTCGTGCTGTCGATGCACCTGGGCTGCACGAAGGAGGTGTCAGACTTTGAGTGCCTCTTGCCGAATTTTGACAAGAAGTACACGGTCACGAATCCGATCAGCGTCGGAGATGATGCTTTAATCAGTGTCGGGCGAGGAACTAACTGTCCCCTGTACTTGACGGGCCGTGTTGAAGAGGTTGCGCCCGAGTCCAATCCAGTTGGACACTTTATGTGGATCAGAGGAAGATGTTTGGGTGAGAGGCTCTTCCGGAGAATAGTGACGAAGACTTATGAAAACATGAAAGGAGAAGCGATCGTCAAGAATCTGATTGATATCTATACGAGTGATTTCGGAGATGATTTCAACCGTGGCCAACTCGGGGACGACTGGACGATTCACACTGGAGTTACAACGGTCGATCATTGTTCCACAGGGGTCGCCACGAAAAAGACCATTCTCAAGGCGAAATTCAAGATCACCGAATATTCCTGGGAGGCTGGGGTCTGCGTCCGATTTCAGGATCCCGATAACCATTATTTTGTGAGCTTGAGAAGCGCATC